CTGGTGTGTACGCCGGACCATAAGGTTTATACCACCAACCGTGGATGGGTAGAAGCCGGTGAACTGAGGGAAGACGACACTCTCGATATTCTGTGATATAATTATCATATGAATCCATGAGGGTCCGTATGTGTGTGGGTAACTGTATAGTATGTGGGAAGGAAATTTATTCCAAATTTCCTTCCACACTACGGAAGACATGTTCAGATGAATGTTTTCGGAAGTCGGTCAGTGATAGAACCAAAGGCAAGAAAAGACCAGAACACTCTCAGAAAATGAAAGAACTGGCCAAGTCAAATAATTCTAAATTTACCGACAATCTGATAAAGAAAGGACAAGTCTTCAATAAGAATGTGAACAGTCCTGAATTCCAAAGGAAATGTCTCGAAAATGCTGGTATAGAATTCACAGATGATAACCTCATCGAAGTATACAATAAGTATCAATCTGCTAAGTTCAATAATGTTAAGGTATATCGTAAAAAGATTGATAATGCAATCAAACGATATCCAGAACATGAACTGATAAACATTCTAAAAGAAACACTAGAATGGTCAGATGATGAACTGATGGAGAAATACAAAGATGTCGTTCATGGTATATTCACTTCTTTGAATTTCGAAAAGAGAGGTACAAAGAAGATTCCTATCACATGTTCGAAAGGAACAGTGATGGTAAGAAGTTCATATGAAAAGAATTACATAGAGTTCTTTGACAATGAACACATCGAATGGTATTATGAACCACGATGGTTCAGATTACCGAATAATAGAGTATACCTTCCGGACTTCAAAGTAATTATCGATGAAAAGGTGATATGGATAGAAGTTAAAGGTGCCTTTTGGGGACACCAGAAGGAACAAGACTATATGGAAAATATAGTAAATCCATTCACAGAAATGGTAAAACCAGATAAATTTATCATGACATTTGAACCAAAACCAACAATTAAACTGATAACCGGAGAAATCAATGCTTAAGATTGTCAAGAAGACGGAAGAAATTCCGGTATATGATTTTACGGTAGAAGAGAATCATAATTTCTACTGCAATGATGTATTGGTGCACAATTGTGCGGAAATTTTAGGTAATGACCTGCATTGTGTTTCAGGTGACACTAAGTTAATCACTAGAGATGGTATCCACTCGATTAAAGACATTGCGTATCAAGAAGTTGAGGTCTGGAATGGTACACAGTGGAGTACAGTGACACCAATCAAGACCGGCGAACTTCGTCAACTATATCGTGTTACCTTCGGTGATGGTACATATCTGGATACAACCGACTATCATAATTGGTATGTTCGTGATAGGTTCCAGAAGTCATACACTATGGTTCCTACAAATGAACTGATGTCGTTCAGTAAGTATCCAATTCACACTGAACCATTTACAATTAAATACGAAGATGGTATCGATACTGATTTGGAATATGCATATACACTTGGATTTGCTGTTGGTGATGGTTCGGCCAATAGTCAATATCCAACCATTACATTATATGGAACAAATAAATGCAATCTGGAATTCCAAGGTCATAAATATGAACCATCTTGGAAACACGATACATTCGATGGAGATGTTCGTGTGGTTTCTAGACTACCGTTCACCTCGGTTCTATTGAAATCACTAAAAAACAGTGCCGAGTCACTACTATCAATTGGTAACTGGTCTAGGACTTCTATTCTCAAGTTTATCGCTGGTCTGGCTGATTCGGATGGTTCGAATGTGGTTAGTGGTGGTATCCGGATATACATCTCACAATACGAAAGAGCATATGCTATCCACCTCCTATTAGTGAAGTGCGGCATCCGTTCGAGTATCGTGAAGTGTGCCGAATCCGGCCAGATTACCAATTATGGCCAACGCAAGAATGATCTTTATGCTATCCAGATAACAGACTGTTCTGATATTCCATGTAAACGGCTAGATGTCAGTCGTGGTCATACTCCGAAGTACAAGGGTAAGTATCAAGTTATCAAGTCGGTCGAAAAGATAGATGGTCTACATGATACATATTGTTTCAATGAACCGCTAAACCACAAAGGTGTATTTGGTTCATCACTGACTGGTAATTGTAATTTGTCTGAGGTGCACTTAAATCAAATTGGAGTATTTGACTACGACAAACAACATGAAGCTTTTTATTATGGTGGTGTCATTGCTGCTACTCTTCTGAAACATGTATTCCTACAAGAAAGGTATCGTCGTAGTCGTGAACTGGACCCAATCGTAGGTGTATCATTTACTGGTCTATTTGACTTCTTTGTGCATGCATTTGGTACTCGTTGGCTCAAGTGGTGGGAACAAGGTCGTCCTGCTACCGCTGAGGGGTTTGGATTCCGTCGTCGTGAAGCAGAATACCTATCCAGTTGGAAGAAATCAGCAACTCAAGGTGTGTGGGACTACTGTGATGAACATGGACTGAAACGACCCAATCGGTGTACTACCGTACAACCTGCGGGTACTAAGTCACTACTGACCGGTGCTTCTTCTGGTTGGCATCCACCAAAGGCTGCTCGTTTCATTCGTCGTATCACCTTCCGGCGTGAAGATCCAGTTGCACTAGCATGTATGGATTATGGATATAATGTAATTCCTTCACAATCGGATAAGGACGAGAATGGTCGTCTTCTGGACAATCCATTCGATCCTCGTGTCACCGAGTGGTTGGTTGAAATCCCTACCGCAGTATCCTGGGCCAATATCCCTGGTGCCGACGAAGTAGACATCTCCAAATTCAGTGCAGCAGCTCAATTCGATTTCTATATGCAGGTGCAGAAATACTATACCGCACATAATACCTCAGCTACGATTGAGTTCCGTGAGAATGAAATCGAAGAGCTCTCACAGTGTATATACGAATCGATTCGTGACCATGAAGGTTATATCTCAGCCGCTCTTCTCGCTCGATTTGATGCAAATGAGACATTCCCTCGTCTTCCATTTGAACCAATCTCAGAAGAGAAGTACAACGAACTGATGGATGAACTACTAGACCGACAGATGTTTGATGATTTCAGTTTCTGTCTCATGAGACATGATTCTGGTGTAGTAGAAATGGAAGGTCCAGCCGGATGTGACTCCTCCAAGTGTCTGTTCGAAGATAAGAAACCCGAGTAACAAATTGTAAAGAAAAGGGACCACAAGTCCCTTTTCTGTGTTATACTCTATAGAGTAATTGAAGGAGAACCAATGCAACGAACCGATACTAAAGGATTATCGATAGTAATTACGGGAGATGGTAAGGGAAAGACCAGTTCGGCGATGGGAATGGCACTACGAAGCCTACAACATGGGTATGATGTGGGAGTTGTGCAGTTTATCAAGACTTGGCACGCAATCGAACAGAAGGCATTCCTATTACACTATCCAGACCAGATTAAATGGTTTACCATCGGTGGAGGATTCACCTGGGACACAAACAATAAAGAGTATGACACCCAACTGGTAAGAAAGGCATGGGATAAGTCACTGGAATTGATTATGAATCCAGAAATAAAGACAGTTGTTCTAGATGAAATCAATGTGGCAATCGACCTCGGATACCTACCGGTAGATGATGTTCTGAAAGGACTTGACAAACGACCAGAAAACTGTCATACTATACTTACTGGTAGAGGTGCACCGGAGGAACTGATATCAAGAGCGGACTTGGTTTCAAAAATCGAAAGTATCAAACATCCTTTCGATACTCAAGGAATCGTAGCACAGAGAGGCATCGAGTTCTAAAATGTCACCGTTCAGTAAAGCAATTCTCGCAACTTTACTTCTGACTGGTTTCACTATCCTATTCTATTGTCTCATCGTATACCACCCTGAGATAATGGTTTTAATCATAGTAGGAGGTGCAGTCACTTCCATACTAACTACTTTCTATCACTTCTTCAAAGGAGATCTGAATGATTTTTAGCACCGATTCTTGTTACGGCGATATGGTGGTCCAGATTGGAAATTTTGAATTCGTATCTCTATCTGCAATCGATAATCTCCGTGGGTGTTGCGTGATTCGATTTGGTGAACGTATTCTTACAGTTGGAAATGAGTTATGGACACGACAATGGCGAATGAAGTATTCGAATTCAATGGCTGCAAGTTTCGTCGTATAAGTGAGGGGTTCTGGGAACGTCTTGATTTCGACTACGAATGGCGGAGAGTAGATAACTGGGTACTCATTGAAGTACTAGAAGACAGGTATGTGGAACTTCTCCTTGAGTAGTAATCATATGTTTCAACCTAAAATCGTAGTAATTCTGTATCTGTTACTCATCATTGGTATTTTCATTACATCCATATCCGACACAACGAAGAGAACTCCAGATATTCCCAGACCAACACAGAGCTTGATTCTATGAACGAAGTTATAATTATTGTGGGGTATTATAGTCTGTTACCATTAGTGACTCTGATCTACTACAAGACATCCAAGTGGATTTTCGATAAAATAGACCAATTGGCAGACGAGGATGATACCGATGTTCTTCTTTAGTATCACAGATTACGGACTTGTCATTCAGATAGGTGGATTCCTACTTGAATCATACAATACGATTAACTGTCCCTTTACTACTACATGGGGTGCCAGTGCAATCACAATCAATGGCACTATGGTCTGTGTTGGTGGTGAGTATCTAGGACTTCGGGTGTATCGTTCAGAACCAGACTCGGATATACCAGAGTCATGTGACTGGGCTCACTGGATCGAACTTCTAGAAGAGGATGAGTGGACAGATTGATGATGACGAATATTGAGTAGTGTATGTTGACCTAAATATTACAGGTATCGACATTTGGGGACGATTCAGAATCGTCCCCATTCTTCATAAATACTGATGTCGATGCCAGGGTACGATATGAAGTATCACTACACCTATACGATTCACTTTGTCGATGGTTACTATTACCACGGTAGAAGAACCAGTGATGTACCTCCGGAAGAAGATATGTACTTTGGGACACCAGCTACACATAAAGACAAGTGGCTGGATACTATGTACTGGAAAGTCATAGAGAATACCTACAGTACACCCGAAGAACTAGCAGAAGCAGAATATGACCTTATTGGTGATAAGTTCAAGACTGATTCCATGTGTCTCAATGAACACAATCATAAGAAGTTCAATATGGGAGGCAAGAATCATACAGAAGAATCTAGACAGAAAATGAGTGAAGCTCATGAAGGTAAGAAACACTCAGAAGAAACTAGACAGAAACTAAGTGAAGCCAAAAGAGGTGAGAATCATCCTTTCTATGGTAAGAAACACTCCGAAGAAGCTAGACAGAAAATGAGTGAAGCCAAAAGAGGTGAGAATAGTCCTTTCTATGGTAAGAATCATTCAGAAGAAACTAAACAGAAAATTAGTGAATCTAGAAGAGGTGAGAATCATCCTTTCTATGGTAAGAAACGAACAGAAGAAACTAAGCAGAAAATGATGATGAGTAATCCAAACAGGAAAGAAGTGATAATAGATGGTGT